CTCGGTCACGAACAACCAATACCTGATCGCCCTCAGACTTCAAATGCCAAGGCATCAGCCCACCACATCCTCAGAAGTCAACGCATCCACCTGATCGCCAACACCCACCAAAGCAATCAGATTCAACGTACAACGGCAAGACGGGTGAGCCGGGGGACAAATCTCCCCATTAGTAAACACACCCGTGACAGGCACACGCGACCCAGCCAACTCCATACAAATAGGGCAAACCTTGACCCCACGCCAACCATCAGGCCCAATAACCCATTCCTTTTCCGCTGTAGAAAGATCCAAATAACCCTGATCAGCAGCCTGATACCACGACAACACCTGACCAATGTTCTGTGCAGCCAAAATCTCTGTCCGAGCGATATTTACCGCGCGAGCGCGAACCAACTGATCTCGATACTTCAAAGCCAACTCCTGGGCTTGGATCATCGCATTCTCCACCCCGGAAGTACGAGTCAATCGAGTGACCTCTTTGTTGTAGTAGTTATTCACCGCTGTCTGCCAGCGATCATGCAAGCCGATCACACGAGAGATATCCCTTGCAGCTCGCTGAATACCTCCACCACCCGTCAAAACCCTAGAAATAGCCCCACGAACAGCCTGGAGAGTATCTGCCTCAATCTGCTTAATCATCGCCCCAGCACGTTGCTCGGCCCAACGAATAGCACGTGGGTCCTTATTGTTGAATCGCATAACCCCAGCAACCCCGGAAGGAAGTCGAGTGATAGCGGCCCGAATCTCAGCCATCACCTGCTCCTCGGTAGCAAGACTCACCTCACCAAGCGACCGACGTAAATCCTCAATTGCTTGTGCAGCAAAGGTTTCCTGAAACAAACGAAGATCATCACCACGCCCCTGACGAACCAAACCATCACGAACACGATTAACAGTCGCGCCCATCCCACTCATCGCATTCTGATAAAGCTGTTGCAAAGCCTCGATATCAGCTTGCATAGCCGGGTCTATCGTGTCATCAAAGGCCTTAAATACTGGCTCAAAGCTGGGAACATCGTCATCGCATAACTGATGGTCGTGTCGAGCTATCCGCTTCTGTACGAACGGCATGACTACTCCTTAGCGTCAGCGGTTGTTGCTCCTGTGGCTTCGGCTTGGCCGCCTTGCCCAACCTGATCAAACACATTGACTTCAGGGGCTGGGGCTTGTCTTGGGGCTTGTGGCGCACCCTGCTGAGGTGGCATACCCATACCTGGCTGTGGAACACCCTCAGTTTCGCTGCGCTTCGGCAAGTTAGCCAAACCACGTAGGAAGTTGTCCAACTCAAGGTCAGGTTGCATAGCACCTGCGGCAGCCATCTTGGAGATGAAGTCACCGAGAACACCAAGGTCAACATGGGTGATTTCACCCGGCTTGATCTTCGGCATACGAGTCGTATCCATACCGTTCAGCTTCATCAAACGAGGAATCGCATGTTGGTTGAAAGTATCTGCAATCGAGTTAGCAATCTGCTGAATAGCCGACGTGAACAAGTCAATCTTGGAAGCACCCAAAGCAAACGAGCCAACCTTTTCATGGCCCAAAAGGATGAAGTCAGCCAAAATGATCATCGAAATACGTTGGTCATAGCGGGCAATAATCGCATCAGTATTAAAGTTGCGGGTTCCCCCGGAACTCAACAAAGTCAACTTGTATTGCTCACGACCCTGCTCGTCATAGGCAAGAGGGAACAAAATGCCCTCATTCTCGTTGCGCTTAATACCTCGGATCAGATCCTGCATAGCGTTACGAGCCGAAACCTCAGCTGCGGTGGCATTAGAAGACAACAAAGAAGGTGGCACATAAGCGACAGGCAAACCAGCCAAGTCACGCTCAATACCTACAGCCTCAATTTCCTCAATGGTTTTCTTAAAGAACCAAGGGCGATACGCATTACGAAGAATCGAACGACCCTCAGGGTTGTTGCGTGGAGTAGCCGTGCGGAACAATAAAGCCTTCTCAATAGGGATAGAAACTACGCCCTTAGGAACAGAAGGATCTGACTGTCGCATGGCCTGAATAGAGCCATTCTCATCAAACTCCCAATCCCACAAAGTCTCCTGCGCGCGAAGAGCAATCTTTCGCCAGCCAACCTTGCCATCGTTATATTTGGACTTGCGGCGACTGTCCTTCTGATCAGGACCCTGACGCTTCTTATAGACAATCTCACAATAAGCAAAACCGAACGGCAAAAACGACAAAATCTGCGACAACATGGCAGGCCAAGACTCGCTCATATCATCCATACATTCCTTGATGAAATCAGCCTGAACTTGATCTTTTCGCTTTATCGAATCAGTCTTTCGTTCCGTGTAAGGCTCAACATCCCATTCGATAGCCAGGATCAAACGCTCAATCGCATACAGCATTGCGCCAACGACAGGATCGTTGTCCGACATTTCGCGCCATACGCGCATACCTTGAACACCACGTAAGTTCGTGATGAAGTCATCTATTACGAATCCTGAGGTGCGTTGAAGCCCGGAAGAACCTAGTTCCTGAAAATCGGGTTGAGCTGCCATTTTCGCCATTCTAAAGTAAAGGACTGTTTAGAAGCCCTCTATAGGGTTTTAGTCTGCGTGATCTGAGTTTGTCATGTCTTCAATCAGAAAAGCGACAAGGCGTAAAGCCTGCAACTCCGTGAACCCTGATTGTGTCATTGTCATAAACATCTCATTCAAAGCAATTGATGCTTCTTTCAACGGAGAATCAGGTTGGTCAGAAAATGACATACCCCCACCATATAGGCAGGGGTATGCGCTCTCGGACAGAAACAGGGGGTTAGTTATCTGTCAAGAGTTCCTGACAAATTGAACAGGTAATAGTTTCATTGGCACATTTCGGGCAGTAAGCCTCGTTAGAAAACTTCCACCCGGATTTCCGTTTATCTGCTTTCAGGTCACTTGAATAAGCGAACTTATCCTGATCTACACGACCACAACCATCGCATACGACAGAGAACTCTCGGATAATCATTCGTCATCATCCTCAGGTTTATCGCCACAAACAGGGTTATTGATATGTCGTGCCAAAGCTGGGATCAGACAGCCACATTTACGGTAATCCTCACCCAGCGCAATCATTGACTTCTGCCTTGGATAACAACAGACCAAAAATCGGTGGCATCCCAATCCAAAGCAGGATTATGGAAATCTGACCGTTCTCGAATAACATCGGTTCTCCGTAAAGGCATGATTCCTACGCTGTCCTGAGACATAAACGGTTGACCCTTAATCCAAGCACGAGCAATTGACTCGCATTCAAATGGGCCGTAAAACCGATCTTTGCCCTGCGGCCCAACAAGTACAGCCAAACACCAACCGAACTCAGCATTGTTTCCCATATCCGGGATCGCATCCTCAGCCATTGGACACCAACTGCACTTCTGCTCGGCGAACATCTAACACATCCAAATATGCGCCTTGCTCTAACAGCCAGCCGACAAATCTTGCCGCCTCAGCCTCGGTAGTTGGATACTCACAATCGCTTCGTTTAGCAACCGTGACAGTAAATGAATACGCATCAGTCATTGTTTTTCTCCTTTTCTCGGTGTTGCATTGTTACGTGAAAGAACCACCACCAACGGAGGTTGTCCTTCCATTTTTTGAATGGGTTGGACTTACGCATCGGTTGGCTCATTAGCCGAGCAACTTCGCTGGCTTCAAACGGAAAGCATCACCCAAACGAACAAGAGTATCTATCGAAGGACTGAAATGACCGCACTCAATACGGTTCACAGTCTTACGATCAATGCCTGCAATATCGGCCAAAGCCTGCTGGCTCAAGCCTTTCTTGGAGCGCAACCGAAAAATAACTTCAGCCAACGCATCTCGCTGATCCTGGATTTGTTTATCTAACTGTGACATGATTTCTCCTCATCTAATTGGTTGTTGAATTGCTCCCCATATGCCAACAAGACGGTGAACTCTGTTTGTTCACCGTCAGGCTGACGCACATGGGCAGATTTGTCGTCTGCCATATGTCTCCTTTGACTAACTTGCTTTTGCGTTTATCCGACTGATCATTGCATCAGCAAAGATAAAGGTTTTCTTGGATTCCTGCTCAACTGCGAGGATCTTGTTTTTGCCCCTTGAGCGAACACCTGCGAAAGCGAAAGTTTTGCCATTGCTCTCAAACTTTGTGCCAATTGGGGCTGTGAGTTCAACTCGGCTTTCAAGGCTTGTTCCCAACCAAGTTGTGTAACCAAAACGGTTGTAGTAAACCACATCAGGGCTTGCCAAGTTGATACCATCCTCAGAGATCATCAAGGCTTCAGCAACGATTTTGAACTCGTAACTGTCACCATACTTTGAGGCTCGTTTCGTAACCTTCAGGTCATGCTTGGCGAAAATGTCCATGATCGCTGCCTCAATTTCACGAGACACCTCCGAACATTTTTCCTTGCTGACCATGTTTTCGGTCATTGTTCCTGTTGCCATTTCTTGCTCCTGTTCTGTCAAGCTCCCTGCCTGACAAGATCAGTATAGGGGCAGACTAGCCCCTCTGTCAAGTACCTGAAATGGCTAAATCAGGATTTCTTTTTGTTCTCATTCCGGGCAGAGATCGCCTTGGCTTTCATACGTGCATCAGCCTTGGAACTAGCTCCCCAAGCCTGCAAACTCAACAACAGCCGGGTAGGTTCACCATTCGCATCACGCTCAGGGCCTGGAGCATTGCCCATCCGAGCAAGGAACGAAGCCCTACGAGGATTATCCCCAGCCTTTACAGGTGGCCTCAAAGTGCCGCCAGTTTCACGCTTATATGAGGCTCGACCCTTCGCATTCAGGCCGCCCTTAGGGTTTTTGCCTTCTTCTCGTTGCCATGCAGGAGACTTAGCCTTCTCAACCTTGTATGTGCCGCCACGACTTTTGTATTCCCGGACAAGCCAAGCATTCGCATACGCCGAAGGGTAAACATCAAACTTCTTTTTCGCTTCAGCTTTCACACGCGCATACAACTCTTTATCAGTAGGCACATTTTCGGCTTTTTCCAAAGACTCAATAGCTTCAACAAGTCCAGTCTTTTTACGCTTTTTCTTACGTCGAGGCGATGTGGACTCATTGCCCATAATTGTGTCCACATGGACAGCAGACGAAGTAGGGCTTTCCTTCGCTACAGCAACACGCTGACGGACAAGATCACGATTATTCCTTGTAGGTTCAGGTGGTTCAGGTTTGAAATCAACTTTGATGCCTTTAGGTTCATCGGTTTTGCCTTTGAAGTCGCGCAAGCCTGCGGCCATACGTTCCGCTGGAGAAGTTTTGCCTTCAGCTGCGAGCCGTTGCTCAATTTTTTGTTCCGTAAGTTTCGCATCCTTAGCATTACCTGCCTGACGGTAAGCAATCAATTGGGCGGTATCAGTATTCCCTTTACCCTTTTTCCCTTGACCCTTCCACCTTTGGTTAGCGGCATATCTTCCTGCTTCAGACCTGGAAGCGAACGAAGCCTTACGCATCTCCGACTTAATACGGACAACGGTTTGTGCGATCTCTTTCACCAAATCCATTATCGTGTCGCTTTCTGAACCCCAGTCGAAACCCTCAACTGCCACACCCATTTCATAGTCTGATCAATACGGTCAGCAACAAAATTGGCTACACCCTGCTCATTCGCATTAGAAGCAGCTTGGAAAGTTTCATTCAAACAAACAACCAACTGATTCAACAACTCCAGCAACGCCACACCCATCTCCTGAGGGGTAGAAGCAGGTTTCGCTTCCGTGACCCGGCGCAACGACAAAAAATCCATCAACGTAAACGGGGCATCCGCACCCATCTTCAAAATGTTTTCCGCAATAGGGTCAATCGAACCATACAGATCCTCATAAATGGCGGCAAACAGATCGTGGTATTGAGAAAAGTCTTGACCTTTCACATTCCAATGAAAACCGTGCGCCTCATGGTAAACGGACACCGTATCAGCCAACAAAACCTTCAACGCGTCAACAACAGACCCATACTCTTTTCGCATCACAGACATTTCAACAACATACCTGCAATATCACAACCCCACTACATAACCATCCTTATTCGGCGAAGCCGAAAAAAGTTTTATACAAAAAAACGGCGGGGCCACAAACAAGCCCCCATCCCTACATAGACCAAACATTCCTTTGAACAATCGCAATAGGAGCAACCAAAGGAACCTCCCTACGCCGATCAGGTTCATACAACGCCAACAACACAGCCTCAGCCCGGTCAGGAGAAACACCACCACGCTTCTTCAAAACCGCCTTAGAAACAACCTGAATACGACCACTCGAATCCGAAACAAAATCAGGCAACCCAAGTTGACCCACAACACGCCTATCAACATCCAAACGCACCACCTGAAAACCATCCTGATCAGGCTGCAACAACTGACGACCATTCCACCACATCTCCGCACGCTGATTCTTAAACTTCCCAGGATCCAACGCACGTTCAGCAACATTCACACCAACAATTTTCGCACCATGCAAACCCTCACGACCCCACATCTCCAACAACCCCACTACACCCCAACCCAAACCAATCGCATCAACCTTCACGGTAACTATGTGGGGTAAGCCCCCCGCTGGGTGTTGTTGCAATGACCCCCCACCCCCTTGTGCGAACGTGTGTTCGCCTCGCAAACCTATATGGGTATTGGGTTGCGCGGCCTGTTTTGTGTTTTTGACTGTTTTTGGTGTTATTTGGTCGTTTGAGCCTTGTTTTATATGGTTTTTAGGGGCGAACGTGTGTTCGTTTTCGGTTTGCCCATAATACCCCTTATGTAAAGCTAAGTTACTGTCTAGTATGTCAGGAAACCCTTTGTTTGTAAGGGTTTGGGCATCATATTCGGCTTGTTGGATGTGTCGAAGGCACACGTTGGCGACATCTACGGCGTTTGCGTTCTCTGATCCACTACTTGTGTGGATGATTTGGACTGTCCAGCCATCGGCTCTAGCGATCACGAACTCGTCACCACCATCGGCTGCTATGTCTATTCCGAGTCTTATGTTCGTTCCGGGTGCAGGGTTTTGGTTGTTTGTTGCGTCTTCTATCCATGTTGAGGGGATTACACGGTTTCCTGTGACTTTGGGGAACTCTGCGTGGACACGTGCTTTAACGAAGGCTGAGGTTTCGCCTAGTTCACTAATAACATCTGTTACCCATGTTTGATCTACCAGGTGGCTTGCTAGGGAGTGTGTGCCTACTGATGGTGGGCAGGTTTTGCAGTTGCCTACTTGTTCCCCGGTGAAGTTCGGTGTATCAAAAGCCGATATAGGGATCGTGTTGTAGAGGGGGCTGTTGCAGGCTCTTTCAAACCAACTGTTTTCGTTGTCTGTAGGGGGGTTTCCTAAAAGTAGTAGTTTTGTGTTACCACCTGTCATTAAGGCTTCTAAGGCTGTTCCTATAGTGTCCTGCACACCACCTGCCTCATCGACCACTACCAGTAGGTTCGGTGCATGGATACCTTGTAGGGCTGTTTCGTTGTACTGTGCTGGGGCGAAACCGAAAGCTGCTTGAATACCGTCTATTTTCCATTCCACAGTAAGGGCTTCCCCGTCAAGGTGATGTACTGCATGGAGTTTCCGTATATGGGACCATAAAATGTTTCGCACTTGCCTAAACGACGTTGCTGTAGTGACCACCTGAGAAGTGCCTTTAGGTTGGCTCATCACCCACCAAGCAACCATGCGAGCTGCTAAATGGCTTTTCCCCGGAGCGTGGCAAGCTGGTACAGCCGTTCTTTTGTGATCCCTTACAGATTCAAGGATTTCGCGTTGTTTAGACCAAATCTGCTCACCGAGGCCGCGCTCGATAAAGCCAACCGGGTCATTCGCATACTGGCTCCAAGGGTTATCATTCAGTTGCTGCAAAACCTGTAAAACGGTCTGTTTCTCTTTACTGGTAAGGGTTGCAAGCCAAATCTTACGTTCAGCGGGTTTCGCATCCCTGAGGAACTCGACAAGATCCTGGCTGGTTCGACCTTTAGGGCTTATCGAGGAGGTTAGCAATTCGGTTCTCCAATTCATCGACCGATACTTCTAATCGCACAGCACCCGATTCAGCCCCGGTGAGTTCAACACGATTCTGTTTCCCATATTTTGCTTGCTGAGTACGCTCTAGGTACCATGATGCAGCTTGCCATGAGCCGTCACTAGCGGCCCTCTGAATGACCATAACCATTCTTGCCTCTGCTTCAGCCTTCGCACCAAGGACTGCCTCTCTAAACTCCTTATATGGGGAGCGAGCCTTCTCCCCTTCACCCTTACTCATCCAGGTGTAAAAGGTTGAAATACCAACGTTCGCGACAGTTGCTGCTGTTTCTGCATAGTTGCCAGCGCGAACGAGATCAACGATCTTGTCAGCTTTGTCTTTTGTAAGTTTTGTTGGTCGAGCCATGATTGAACGAGAATAGACGATGGTTTGTAACCCGGCAACCAGTAAAACTGAAACATTTTTCGCTGACCCTCGCCGCGCTCGGAGACGCGGTTTTTGGGTGTTTTGTGTGTGTATGAAGGGTGTATGTAGGGGGGTTTAGTTGTTGGTGTGTATGGGTTTGGTGGTGTTGGGTGTGAAATCTATGAGATGTGTGTACTTGTTTTGTGGTGTGTTGTTTTGGTGTTTGTTTTGTTGAAACCATCGTATTCCGTGTGTGATGTTGACTGTTCCGTAGGCTATTGCGGCAAATATGAAGCCGTATTGTTTGGTGGTGTAACCGTAGATGATCCATAGGAGTTCGTTGGTGAAAGCCATGAACCATCCATACCATTTCTTTTGACCTATGGTGAAGAGTGCAATAACGCCGAGTGTTCCAAGGATGTATGACCACATAAGGTTGTTTACTCTACACCTAGAGGGTTTTGGCACTAGGCCCTGAAACGGCTTCCCCCGCCACAAAAATTAGGGGCGTTCCTCAACCTTGTAGTGGTAACTGTTGGAATCCTCGGTATGCCATTTTGAGGTGTTCTCGACACCAAACTTGTGTGTATTGATCTGTCTATCAATGAGCTTGTGACCTATTTTGGTGGTGAACGAAGGGTCAAATACGGTGATTCTGTTGTTGGGTTGGATCGCATAGTTGCCGTCATCACGTTGGATGACATGACCACATTTGGTCAATCCAGACTCTCATTTTTTCCCTTTGGTGATTAGTCCACCAGTCAATACATCAACACCAGTTTCAGTGACCAACACGGTGTGTTCAAATTGCGCGGTGCGCTTGCCGTCTGCAGTGACTGCTGTCCAGCCGTCGTTCCACATGCGGTGCTGCCATGTGCCAAGTGAAATCATCGGCTCAATCGTGAATGTCATGCCAGGTCGCATTATTGTATTGTTGCTCTTGTCGTAGTAGTGCAGCACCTGAATATCGGTGTGGAACTGCTCGCCAATACCGTGACCAATAAAGGCGCGAATAACGCTCATTTGGTCTTGTTTTGCTCGGGTTTCAATGGCTTTTCCAATGTCACTTAGTGGGCGACCAGGAACAACGGCTTCAATGCCGCGCCATGTGCACTCTTCGGTTACAGAAATTAGGTTGCGGCTCTCGTCGTCAATCTCGCCTACCGCAAATGTTGCATTGGTGTCGCCATGAACGCCATTCATGTATGTGGTGACATCAAGATTAATGATGTCACCGTCTTGCAACACGCGTGAATCGGG